GGTTTTCGTGGAATTGTTCGGGGATCATTACACAGGAGGCCCGCATCGTGACTTCGACTGAATTAAGAGAGGCGATGGACCGCGCGAAAATGTCCATCGGTGATCTGGCCGATCTTGTCGGTCGGGACGAGCGCACCGTGTATCGGTGGCTGTCGGGGGAAACCCCCGTCCCCGCTTTCGTGAAGCTCGTTTTCGTAAAATAAAAAAAGACCCGTAGCGGGAGAACCACCAACTCGCTACGGGCCTAGTCATGTGACGGGAATATCCCGAGACCCGTCACAAATCGAGCATCGCCCTCGTCGCATCCCTCCCCAACAAACTGAAAACATCGTTCCAGTCTGCCCCAGACGCACGAGGCACAACCACCCGAATCTTATACTTTCCCTTAAACTCTCTTTCAAGGTTCCATGCGAGGCGATACGCTGCAACCTGTCCCGTGAAAGAGTGATCGTTATCAGCAAAGATGAAAACCTTCTCAATGTTTTCCGGCGGCTTCCATTTGACGAGCATCGCGGCGCTGACTGCCGCCCAAGTCGGAACCCCAAAGCAAACCGCGCACGTCAGGGCGGTCTCGATCCCCTCAGCAATGCCGATTGTTTCGGTGTATGGACCCAGTCTAACCGCCGATCCGTCGGGCATGGATGCCATCAGTTTCTTGTTTGGCTCAACGCTCGCCTTCTTTCCATCGGGCGTGAGATACGTCCGATGAATTGCAACTGGCCTGTTGTCGAACCCTGTTACTTTGGCGACCATGCAGGGGTGTCGGGTTTGCGTCTCTGCATGATAAACGGTCGGGTGATACCGAATTGAGAACGGAATAACGTCCGTCCCACAGCGGCTCAGAATATACTTGCCGACCGGATCGGCTTGCTTTGGATCGACCGACGATTGCCAGAGATCATTCATAGCCTTGCGCTTTTGGTCGTCCGTCATTTCGGCCCTGATGTCCTGCTTCTCGACCGTCCCGACGACCTCCCCGACGTGCTTCATGGTCTCAGACATCGACCACCCCTTGAAAAGTGACAGAAGCTGCGCCCCCGTCCCTGCTCCGCACGAATTGCAATAGAACGTCCCCCTGCCCTCCTTGTCGTCGAATAAGAAACGATCCTTGCCTCCACATACCGGACACGGGCCGTGACGTTTCCTTAAAAAGTCGTTCGAGATCCCGTAGTGCTGTAAGATTCCGCGCCAGCGACCCTGCGCTTCCTGCATCACGTCCGTTTTCATTGGATTGTGTCATCTTTCGTTGGCCCTTCAATTTCCATCAAGATTTTCTGAAGCTCCATTATAAGTTTAGAAATTTGCAAAGCATTTGCTGCGCACAGTGATGCGCCATGACCATCTTCACGTTCAAACCAAGCAATAAAACCAGAGCAGTCATCAATCTTATCTAATTGATCAAGAAAATCATTGACCGCCTCTTCGGTATCTTCGTGAGTCATTTTACTAAATCCTGTCAAAATGAAGCCCCTCCAAATACCCCACGCGCTTTGCTCTCGGCTGCGCGTTTCTTGATCCACTGATGCTTCACCCATCCGACAGTTTTTTCTGTCGGCTGCAACGGTTTGCTTTGAAAACTTTTGTCCGGCGGCTGCTTAAACTTTGCCTTATACTGATGATACGCCCAACCGGAACGGTATCCACGCTCTGATGCCATACCAAGAAGTTCACGGTAAAATTTCTCTTGTTGCTCATACGGTGTCAGATCACCCTCATAAGATTTGTTCTTGCCTCGACCACGCAACTCAGCGAGCGTTCCTTCAGCGGTAAACACGTTCGCTTGCGGCTTGGCCTCAAACCCGCAGTTCGGGCATACCTTCATGCGAGGCGGTCGAAGATATGTGCATTTCGGACACTCCTTCGGTAACGGTTCATCACGCTCCTTCTTCGATCCCCCATCACGCTTCTTTCCAACATCCAGTTCGTGATGAATGATGTCAGTAACAAACCCTAGTCTCTGAGTAGTGGATGAGTGATCGAGGATGATGCAGTCCTGCTTTCCATCTGCCGGACGCAAGCCTCGGCCGATGATCTGACAATAAAGCATCTCGCTCTTTGTCGGACGAGCCAAGATAAGGCACGACACAAATGGCAAATCAACACCCGTCGTCATCACGCCGACATTGCATATGACCTTGTATTTCCCTGCCTTAAAATCAACGGCCAGATCATCACGCTCATCAAGCGGTGTCTCACCATCGACATAAGCGGCCGGAACACCGGAGCGATTGAAGGCATCACACAGGTTCTGGGCGTGGGCGCGGTTCACAGCAAAGCAAAGTGTTGGTCGGTCCTCTCCCCTCTCTATCCATGTTTCAACAATATCGGCGGTCAGCTTTGCCGTGTTCATGGCCTTATCCAAACCATCGACATCGTAGTCACCCGCAACAGTCTTAACTCCAGTCAGATCAACTTGAGACGGTGCAAACGCACGAAACGGCGCGAGGTATCCCATATCAATAAGCTCTTGCGTCGTGGTCCCGATAACAAGGGCGCTGTAGAGCTTACCAAGTCCCTTGGTCCACGGCGTAGCAGACAGACCAATGATCGGAACGTCAGCCCATTCAGGATCGTTGAACCATCTATGATACAAATCATAAACGACATGAGCCTCGTCGATCATGACGAGATCAGCCTTCGGGACAAATCTGCGAGCCAATGTCTGCACAGAACATATTTGCACTGGCTGATCTTTGTCTGTCAGCTCATGCTTGCCCTGCATGACACCAATGTTTGTAATTCCATCGCGGCTGAATGAGTCAATCGTTTGCGTGATGAGAGAAAGCGCGGGGACCGTGAATATCGCCCGCTTTTTCTTACCCAGAGCAGATCGTATGATTGATCCCGCGATAGCAGTCTTACCGCCGCCCGTTGGAACCTGTAGAACGATTCTTTTGTGTCCTTGGGCTAGTTTTTCTCTTAGGGCTAGTATCGCATCTTCCTGATACTTTCGTAATTGATGCTGTGCCATGTTTCTGTCCTAAATATTGTCGTGTCGTCAAAATAATTTTATGTATCCTTTGTCTTGTCAAGTTATATTTTTTGCATAGACTTTTTACAGGCTCTCCTGCTTCAAACATATTTAGAATTGTCATGTTCCGAGAAAGTTTGGTGTCGCTTCTCGTGCCTTCGTAAAAGTTTAACTTGTCACCAAACATCTTGTTTGTGGAGCTATAGAGAGACAATGAATCGCTTGCTTGCCTCAATGCTGTTCTGATGCGCGTCATCATCATCGGCCCCCATGGGAATGGAGCAGATAAAATTTCCTTGATTTCTTTGTTTAACTCTTCAGCGTTTTTCATGCGTCCTCCGGTGGATCACCAATGCCATACATCCAAAGCGGCTTACCTTCTGTCTCATTCCAATTCACATACTCAACCTTTTTACACTTCTTGATGATCGCACAATTGGAATCGACATAGTTCAAATTGATTTGATCTACTTCATCCCAATATGTTTTTGCGACATCTAGGACGTTGTGAGCATCGAACCATCTGCGCGTATCATGAAAGATCATGACACCATTTTGATCGAGCAGAGGCCATGTTGATTTCGCAAAGTCATTGCGCAAATCCCAGACCCCATCGACAAAAATCAGATCGTATGTCGAGCGTGGATGACTGCCAAACTGAACAAAGACTGGATCGGTGCATGGTTGATACCGCTCGATGTTCTTCTTTGTCTTGTCTATCCATTCTTGTGATGTCTCGACGCTTACCAAAACATCCGGCTGACATTGCGCAAATATTTGTGTAGAGCCACCAGCGCCAAATTCAAGGATGCGGGGAGCGCGAGAACCGAAATACTGTAGGACTTCGGCATCCTGCTTTGATAAGTCTCCAATGAAGTTCATTCCTTCCTCCATCCTTGCGGCCCAGCTTCTTGGTTCTGATATTTACCGTTGTATGGCTGCTCTGTCGGCTCGCTCAAACGCATGAAAACTATCTGCGCAATTGGCGACCCCGCCTCGATGCGGATCGTTTCATTGCCATGATAGGCAAGTTCCAGTG